ACAAAGGACGAAGTCCTCTGTCGTTGGCAACAAGGAGCGGCGCAGGCTGTCAGTGAGTTTTTAGAAAAATCAAAGGATGCCGAAGAGGTAATCCGAAAATTGCGGTAGATGGTCGAAAGACTGTCTAGCGGCATATTGCCGCAACAGGTGCTGGCCTATCCCAGCAACCGTTGAACACCGAACAAATCACTCGAATACCGCAAGACTCGAATGTGACTGTCTCGGCTCACGGAGAAAAGATGTCTACATTGCCTCGTGCTGTCATCGACGCTGAAAAGCGGGCAGATGAAATTTTGGAAAGTTTGTCAAAGCAGAACCAGATGGAAGTTCAAAATCCTCAGCCACCCGCTGAATCGATTGAGACTCCTGCTCCCCAACCTCCTACCGACTCCACGCCTCCTCAAGAGGAGAGCTGGGAACACCGATTCAAGGTTTTACAAGGGAAGTACAACGCAGAAGTTCCGCGCTTTGCACATGAGAATAAAGATTTGAAGAGCCGTCTTCAATCTCTAGAGGATCAACTCGAAGAGATGAAGAATGCAAAACCTCCTGAACTACTGGTGAAGCCAGAGGAGATTGAGCAATACGGTGAGGGTTTGATTGACGTAGCCCGTCGAGTTGCCAGAGAAGAACTGGCCTCTAAGGATGCGATGATTGCAAAACTCAGATCCGAAATTGATTCAGTTAAATCTGTTCAATCACACGTCGTTCAAGACAGTTTCTTCAGATCATTGACTGAAATGGTTCCCGACTGGGAGGCTCTCAACGCCGATGCCAATTTTTTAAATTGGTTGGATGAAGTTGATGACCTAACAGGAGAAACCAGACAGGCGCTTCTCGGCAGAGCAGAACAGTCGCGTGATCCAGTCCGTGCGGCAAAGTTCTTCAACACGTACAAGAAGATGTCACAAACGTGGGCGGCAAAAAGCGCCGCATCATTGGAACAGCAAATCGTCCCCTCTACAAACCAAGCTCCATCGACACCGCAAGCGAAGAAGATTTGGACTCGCGCAGAAATTACAAATTTCTACGACAGAGTGAGACGAGGATCTATTTCAGATGCAGACGCAATTGCCATTGAAGCTGATATTGCATCAGCGTCAGTCGAGGGTCGTATTCGATGACCCAAACAAATCAATCTTTTTTTAAGGAAAAATCATGTCTTTAGGCGTATCCGGCGCACCATCAGCGCTTATCTCTGGTGCATATCCTCAGTATTCAACTGCCAGTACAACCAAGTTCATCCCTGAAGTTTGGTCTGGCAAGTTGCAAGCTAAGTTCTACAAGAGCACTGTTCTTGCAGAGATCACCAACAACGATTGGGAAGGCGAGATCAAGGGTCAAGGCGATAAAGTCTATATCCGTTCAATCCCCACCATCACTATCCGTTCATACACAAAGGGTATGAACCTGACAAACGAAGTCCCAACTTCTACTCCTTTGGAATTGAACATTGACCAAGGTCAATACTTCTCCGTGGTGTTGGATGATGTGGATGCCGTTCAAGCCGACGTTAAGTTGATGGACATGTTCACCAACGATGCCAGCGAGCAAATGAAGATCACCATCGACGCAGATGTGTTGAATGGTGTGAAGGCTGGCGCGGCAACCGCCAACAAAGGCGCATCTGCTGGCGCTATCTCCGGCAACATCAACTTGGGCGCAACCTACGCTACTCGTGCCATCAGCAAGACCAACGTGTTGGACTTGATTTTGGACATGGGCCAAGTGTTGGATGAGCAGAACGTCCCTGAGACTGGTCGTTGGTTGGTCATTCCTTCTTGGATGGCCGCGATGATCAAGAACTCTGACCTGAAGCAAGCGTACTTGACCGGCGACAGCCAGTCTCCCTTGCGTAACGGTAAGTTGGGCATGATCGACCGCTTTACCTTGTACGTCTCCAACAACCTGCCAACAGCCACCGATCTGGGTTCCGACTCAGCTACCGGCGGTACAGGCACTGCTGTTGACGTTGCTGGCTGGAACATCCTTGCCGGTACTCGTGACGCGATCTCTTTCGCTTCACAAATGGCAAACGTCGAAACCATCCGCGCTCAATCCACTTTCGGTAATATCGTCCGTGGTTTGAATGTGTACGGCTACAAAGTAACCAAGCCTGAAGCATTGGTCAACGCTCTGGTTTCCAAAGCCTAAGCAGTTGCCGAGGAATTGGGGGAGGCTTCGGCCTCCTCCCCTTTTATGCTTTATATACGCAACACCCAAACCAGCAAGCTTCATGCTTACGATAGATCCTTACTTGAGTTTGGATACTTCGTAGAGTATGAGGACGATCCACGCGATCCGCCAAAGAAGACGAAGGACATCACGTTCTACAACTCTGCGTTGGGTATCGGGGATGCTGTTTGCGGAATGTATGCGGCTTGCGGGATAGCAGATCAAGGTTTCAATGTCACGTTCCATACAAGACATGTCGACTGGCTCTCTGCTGTTTCGCATCCTAATGTCAGCATTTGTCAAGAATCAGACCTCTTTGCAAATGCAAATCTTGATTACGGCGGACAGCTTAAATCTGGTGTTGTCGGCGGGTCAAGACCAAACTGGTACATTAAAAGCCTCCAGCGTTACTACGAGATCCCTGATTGCACGGCCAAGAGACCAGCAAATGTGGTCGAGTACCTTAAAACCGAGAAGCTGGCGATCATCGCCCCTCTTAGTGTTTGGTCAGTTCGATCTTGGAACGCCGACAGATGGACAGATCTGTCAAATCTGTTGACAGATGCGGGCTATGTAGTGGCAACCATAGGCTCCGGTAGAGGTAAAGAACTTGTTGAGAAGATTCCTGCGGACAGGTTTCTTTGGGATATGCCAATCAAAGAAGTGATTGAACTGATTGGCAGTGCGACAATCCTGTATGGCAATGACAGCGGCATGGTTCATGTGGCTGGAATGCTTGGAACGCCAGCAGTTGTTGTTCTTGGCCCGACCAACAAGAACTTTGTTTTTGATTGCGGAGAATCTATCGTTGGGATAAGCTCTGACATGCCATGCACTGGGTGTTATTGGCAGAGAGATCGGGGCTGGGACGAGCGATGCTCAAAAAACTGTGAGTCTTTGCAGTCAATCAGACCAGAATCAGTATTCCAGTTGGGAGAATCGCATGCACATGAGAAACAAACGCACGGGTCGTCTGGTGGTTTACGACGAAAAACTGCTGGAACTGGGGTACGAGCTAGTTCAAGAAGAAGAAAAGCCGAAGAAGCCGACGGATGACGAGGTCTCCGTCAAGGACGAGATCGCAGTCAAGCTCTACAAAGAGGCCGCATGAAAGCCAAAGACGTTAAACGAGAGGGCGGCAAGCTCATCTATCACGGGCAGGAGTTCGATGGCTTTAACAAGCCGAAGAATGCGCCAGCCGGAGCAAAGCAAAAGAAGGTCGTGCTTGCCAAAAAGGGTGATGAGGTCAAGCTCGTGCGCTTTGGTTTACGTGGAATGGAAGACTTTACCCAGCACAAAGACCCAGAGCGTAGGAAGAATTACCTTGCGAGGTCAGCGGGGATCAAGAACAAAAGCGGTCAGCCCACCAAGGATGATGTGTTCAGTGCAAATCACTGGGCTAGAAAGGTACTTTGGTAGTATAAATGGCAACATTTCAAACTGTAATGGACGATGCTCGGGTAATACTCAATGATGAAATCACTGCGTTGAACCCAGACCCTCGATATACGGAGGCCCAGTTGATGAGCTACGCTCGCTCGGCGCTGATTGAGGCTCGACGGGTGCGGCCAGATCTGTTCCTTTCCAACCTGACCACCTCATTCGCCGCATACACAGCGGCATCGACGATCCCGATCTCTGACGACTACCTGCTTGCAATGGTGGACTACGTTGTTCATCGGGCAGAGTTGAGAGACGATGAGTTCGCAGTGGATGGTCGCTCGGCCACCCTGTATCAGAAGTTCAAATCTGGCTTGTTGGGGATCACATGAAGACACTTGAATCATTCCTGCCAGAGATCCTGCCGGACGTACCCGGATGCCCATCCGATATGGCGATCCGCGCCCTCAGAAACACCATCGTTGAGTTTTGCGAGAAGAGCCTGATACATCAAGACACGATGGACGCAATCACCGTCTACGAGAACATCACCGACTACGATCTGGAGCCGCCAAAGAACTACCGCATTCAGAAGATCATGAAGATGTGGTATCTGGGGCAAGAGCTTGAGGCCTTAGCTCCTGACGATCTTGGCCTGCCGGACGCATACCGAACCAACATTGCTGGATATACAGCCAGTAAAGGGCCACCCGCTGGGTTTACCCAGAAGGACGTGGACACGTTCACAATTCTGCCAATACCGGATCAGAAGTATGCCTCCTCCCTTACAATGAGAGTGGCGCTTGTTCCCCTGAGAACAGTGACAGAAGTTGCTGATTTCTTGTTTGAAATCTGGGGTGAGACGCTAGGATTCGGGACGAAGGCAAGGCTCATGCTGACACCGGGCAAGCCATACTCAAACAATGAGGCCGCAAACTTCAATCAGGTGCGGTACATGACTGGACTGAATGATGCAAGGCAACGTGCTTCTCGTGGGAATGTGAGATCAAGTTTGCGAGTAAAGTTGGTGAGGAACCCATGACAGACAAAATCAAACTCGTCCAAGGCGACACTCGACCAGCAATCGTCTGCACAATCACTGACGAGACAACAGGTGACCCAGTGAACATTACCGGAGCCACTGTTGTTTTAAAGTTCCGGCCAGTGGGTACAACAACCCTTCAGGCAACAGTATCTGGAACAGTGACATCTGGCTCTGCGGGGCAGGTTGCTTTTTACCCAGCGTCTACTCCAGCTATGCTCACAGGAGATGCGGGAGATTACGAAGGCGAGATCGAGATCACATTCGCTGATGGTCAAATCCAAACTGTCTACGACTTGCTGAAGTTTAAGATCCGCGAGGATTTCTAAATGACAGGGAAGGTATCGGCATCTGTACAGAATGCCAAGCCTAGATTAAGCGTCACTCTGGTCGATGCTGTTGTTGAGTCTGATCGCGTCTTAGCCAAGGCGGACATATCAAAAATTACTCCGGTCATCACAAGATCGCAGGTCATCCCGACTGCAACAGTGGCCTACACGATACCAGCCGCCGACATTGCGTACATCAATTTGTTTTTAGATGTAGTGATAGACAACTCCGGCCTGTTCAGATATACGACAGATTCTGTTGTGCTGACAGATGGAAGCGTGATCTCTTTCACAAAGTCTCCGACAGAGTCAATATCTCTGGCAGACACTCTCTTCAGAGAGATGAGCCTTGGGAAGTCAGACTCTGTTTCACTGGCGGACACACTACAAACACTGCTGATATTTGTCAGGACGTTTACAGAAACAATCTCTCTGTCTGATGCGTTCACAAAGTCTTTTGACCTCAACAAATCAGAAAGCGTAGCTACCAGCGAGACGCTTGCGTTTACGTTCAGCAAATATCTTTCAGACTCATTTGCTTTAAATGACTTGTCTGATGTAAATGGAACAACAATCTCATTCGCTGACTTTACAAACAACGTCGTGTCATCTTCTGACTTGGTGTTGTTGTTGAGTGGTAAGTCAATTCAGGATACCGTGTCGTCATCTGACAGTGGGTATTTGTTTTCTCAGAGCTACTGTGACCTGACTTACTTCGCAGAGGATTATGCTGGCGAGTACAGAACTTTTTAACAAGGAAGAAACATGTTTGAAGAATCATTAAAAATCACTGGCTCGTTGAAGATTGATGTCTTTGGCTCCGATGGTGTTATCAAAGACAGCCGAGAAGTAAAAAACTTGGTCGTCACTTCTGGAAAGACATTCATTGCTTCTCGCATGGTTGGAACATCCAGCAACGTGATGAGCCACATGGAGCTTGGCACTGGCACTACTGCGGCGGCAGTTGGCAATACAACTCTTGAGACCGTCATCTCTGCCTCGCGCACTGCACTGAGTAGCGGAACAAGCTCTACCAACGTGGTGACTTACGTGGCATCGTTCCCAGCCGGTACAGGCACAGGCGCAGTTACTGAGGCTGGTATCTTCAATGCGGCTTCTGCTGGAACAATGCTGTGCCGGACTGTGTTCTCTGTGGTTAATAAGGGTGCTGATGATGCAATGAGCATCACTTGGACTATCACCGTCTCTTGATTGGGGTAGTAAATGTCAACAATCGTCCTTCGCTCGGTTAAAGGATCTCCGTTAACCAACACGGAGGTCGATACCAACTTCAGCAATCTAAACACAGACAAGATTGAATCTGTTACGTCGACAGATGGATCTGTCTCAATAACTTCATCTGGGACTACTCGTGATCTGAGCGTTGCTGTAGCGGCGGCCACCACCAACGTAATCTGTCAAATCAGAAACGACACAGGAGCCACCCTTACAAAAGGAACGGCTGTTTATATTTCTGGCGTGGTCGGACAGATTCCGACAGTCACAAAGGCTCGGGCTGATATTGATGCCACTTCTGCTCAAACCTTGGGTCTTATCACGGCAGACATTGCAAACAACACTGTAGGCTATACAACCATCATTGGTTTGATTGAGAACGTAAACACGTTTGCCTACACAGACGGTGAACAGCTTTACCTAAGCCCAACAACTGCTGGAGAGTTAACGCCAACCAAGCCGTCCGGCGGAGACCATTTAGTCTATGTTGCTGTCGTTGAGTATGCCCACCCCACCCAAGGCAAGTTGTTTGTCAAGGTGCAGAACGGCTACGAGATGGATGAGTTACACAACGTGTCTGCTCTGTCGCCAACGAATGGGGAGATGCTTGTGTACAGCACGAGTTCAACTTTGTGGCAAAAGGTATCTGCTTCAAACTCAACAGTGATTGCCGCCGCACAAACAAATCTGCAAGTCGATCCAGCAGGTACAGCAGTTGCTCTTGCAATCGCACTAGGATAAAACATGGCAAATACATTCACCTCTTACGCAAACAAATCTGTCGGGACATCAGCGGCAACTGTTGTGACCATCGGAGCGTCCACACAGACAACCATCATTGGCATGTCATGTGCAAACACGATCACAAGCCCAGTAACAGTAGACGCTTACTTCACACGCTCCGCTGTAGATTACTACCTTGTAAAGGGCGCGACGGTTCCTGTGGGTGGTGCGTTGGTGATTGTCGGCGGAGACCAGAAGGTAGTCCTTACGACATCGGATGTTCTGAAAGTCGTCTCCTCTACTGCATCATCCATTGACGTTGTAACTTCTGTACTGAACATCACATGAGCTACATAGGCAACACCAACACCACGCAGGGATTTACACCAGCCATTGATTATTTCAGTGGTAACGCATCGACGACAGCGTTCACGTTGTCCAGACCTGTTGCGTCTGTTGCTCAGGTTCAGGCGGTAGTCAACAACGTAGCGCAGAACCCATCGGATGCCTTCACAGTCAGCGGCAACACCATCACGTTCACCTCTGCCCCGTCCAGTGGAACGAACAACATCTATGTGTACTACACAAGCCCGATCACGCAGGTGATTGCGCCAAGTCAGGGTACGGTTGGTACGACTCAGCTTCAGAACGGACTTACGGTTAATTTTGCAGACGGCACTGCCGCCGCTCCATCCATCACGAACGATGGCGATACAAACACAGGTATCTTCTTCCCTGCGGCTGACACCATCGCTTTTGCTGAAGGTGGTGCGGAGGCTATGCGGATTGATAGCTCTGGTCGGGTGGGGATTGGGGTTACGCCATCTCTTGCTGGCGTAAAACTTACTACTGTTGGCGGCTCCGTTCAGCTAAGCCTTGGAACTACATCTCAGGAAGGTATCCGAATTCAGAGAGCATCTGGTGTTGCAACCATTACAGGTATCAATAACGACAATAATGCGTTTAACGATATTGCTCTTTATGCAGGAGCTTCTGAAGGCGCTCGGCTTACCACAGGAAATAGCTTTCAATTTAACTCAGGCTACGGCTCTGTTGCTACTGCTTATGGTTGTCGTGCTTGGGTGAACTTTAACGGCACAGGTACTGTAGCAATTCGTGCATCTGGTAATGTGACAAGCATTACCGATAATGGTGTTGGTGACTACACAGTAAACTTTACAACTGCGATGCCTGATGCCAATTATGGATATGCCTGTAGTGCTTCTATCAGAGATGCAGTTTCCAATAATGTAATGTTAATTGTTGGTGGTGATAGAGATGTTGCGCCAACATCATCTGCTTTAAGAATTAACACAATATATAACAATAGTGGCGCAAATACTTCAATTGATGCTGGCGAAGTTTGTGTTTCAATTTTTAGATAAGGACAACCATGCCAATAAGCACAATCAGTCAGGCAGGTTTGGACGCTCCCATATCCTTAACCAGTCCAACACTGACAACACCAACCATCAACTCTGCTCAGATTGCGACTGTGTCAGGAACTGCGCCTTTGTATATGTGTAGGGCTTGGGTGAACTTCAACGGCACAGGTACTCCAGCTATTCGTGCGAGTGGGAATGTGACCAGTATTACTGATAATGGCACTGGAGATTACACGGTGAACTTTACAACAGCAATGACTGATGCGAATTATGGGGTGAGTGGTTTAATTGGTGCTGGCTCATCAACAAATCGTGTTGCAACAGGTTGGTTTTCAGCACCAACTACAAGCGCTTTTCAAATCCGATGCAACAATGCGTCATTTGTGGCAACAGATACCGAATATGTTTCTATTGCAGTATTTCGCTAAAAGGACAACCATGAACTCAAGAATCATTTACCCAACAGACGATGGTGGCGTAGCCATCATTGTTCCAGCACCAGAGTGCGGTTTAACCATTGAGGAAATTGCCGCCAAGGATGTTCCTGAAGGCAAGCCATTCAAGATTGTGGATGTCTCTGACATTCCAACAGACCGCACATTTCGGAATGCGTGGCAGGCTGACTTTACCGAGGTGACCCAATGATTACCATCAACATTGACAAAGCCAAAGCTATTGCCCATGATGCTAGACGCACAGCACGATCTACTGAGTTTGCGCCATTGGACATTAAGGCAACCATTCCATCTGAAGCAACAGCGGCAGAAGCGGCAAGGCAAGCAGTGCGTGACAAGTACGCCACCATGCAAACAGCGATTGATGCGGCCTCAACAGTAGACGAAATCAAAGCGGCTATGCCACAGGAAAAATAATGGCATTCATAGGCAACACCCCAATCTCGGTAGCCTGTTCAGCGGGAATGGCTCGACCACAGCTTTCACAATGACGGTCGCTCCGGCAAACACGTCGTCTATTCTTGTGGCTGTGACTGGGGTAGTGCAAGACCCATCGACATACTCTGTATCTGGTACAACGCTGACATTCTCAGGCGCTCCGCCGAGCGGGACAAACAACATCTCTGTTCGCTACCTTGGCATCCCAGCTTCTGACGTGACCACAACCGCATACAGGACGGTGACAGACACTACAGCAACTGCTGGACAAACATCGTTCACCATACCAAGCTACACCGTTGGCTACGTAGATGTTTTCAGGAACGGTGTACGTCTCGCGGCGGCTGACTTCACAGCAACGACCGGAACGACAGTTGTCTTGGCTAACGCCTGTACGGTAGGTGACACAGTCACCACAGTGAGCTTTTATGTCTCCAGTGTGTTGAATGCAATTCCAAATACCGCTGGGAGCGTATCTTCATCTAATATTGTGTCCGGTGTAACGCTGACAAGCCCAGTCACAGCAGGTACGCCAACAGGCGTAGGCGTTCTTACATCGGGTACTGTTCAAACGTCTACCAGCGGTACAAGCATTGACTTCACAAGCTAGGTGATTCTGGGGGGGTTGAAACTACTGGATATGGATCAAGCATGACATATATCGTCAATGCTATCGCAGCAACAACTAATGTTAGCACTGGTTTATTAGTTGGAACTTTTGGCAATGCTGGTGCTGCTTACTATGGCATTACTACAATTTGTACGCTTGGAAGTAATGTATGGGTTTCCGCTACAAACCTAAATGATTTTATTTCTGCGAGAACTTTTTTAGGGTCTGGCGGCAAAACCCTTTCCGACACGCTTACCCAAATCCGCATCACCACCGTAAATGGAACGGATACTTTCGATGCTGGTTCAATTAACATTCTTTACGAGTAAACCATGACCAACGCAGTAAGCATAGCCCAGCTTGGAGCAAACAACTCAAGTTTCACCAACCGCATCATCAATGGTCAAATGGTTTTAGACCAAAGGAATGCGGGGGCGAGTGTTACTCCTGCTGACCAACAATACACATTAGACCGCTGGGTTTATATTGCAGACCAAGCAAGCAAGTGTACGATTGAACAAACTATTTCTGGTGTTAGCGCACCAGCGGGGTTTTCTGATTATCTTGGTGTTACCTCAACTGCGGCTACCACTATTACCACTAGCCAAGTATTTGGAGTAGTCCAAAGAATTGAAGGCTACAACATGGCTGACTTTGCTTGGGGTACAGCATCAGCGGCTACAGTTACTTTATCCTTTTGGGTGCGTAGTTCATTAACAGGAACTTTTGGTGGCTCATTAAGAAATAATGATGGTAATTACAACTACCCATTTAGTTACACAATCAGTTCTGCAAATACTTGGGAACAGAAATCAGTAACTATTACTGGCGCAACAAGTGGTACATGGCTGACAACTAATGGTCGTGCTATGCAAGTAGTTTTTGGTTTAGGCGTTGGGGCTACAGTTTCGGGAACTGCTGGTGCTTGGTCAACCTCTAATTTTTGGTCATCAACAGGTGCTACACAAGTTCTTGCAACAAACGGTGCTACTTTCTACATCACCGGCGTACAGCTAGAAAAAGGCTCAACAGCAACGAGCTTTGATTACAGACCTTATGGGACTGAGTTGAGTCTGTGTCAGCGGTATTACTTTAGGATAATACCTGCAAGTGGTAATTTTGCTTCCTACGGTTCTGGTGTTGCAGAATCATCAACCTCTGCTCAGGCAGTATTAAAGTACCCCGTAACAATGCGAGCATCTCCAACAATAAGCCAATCTAGTACAAGAGCGTATAACGGAAATGGTTCAGGATACGCAGTAACTGGTTTGGGTGTGGTGTACACAACTTTTGATACTGCGGCAGTAACATTACAAACCTCAAGTCTTACAATTGCTCAGGGTGTAATGTGGGTTGCCGCTGGAACAACTTCATCGTATGTAGACGCTTCTGCGGAGTTATAAAATGTATAAACAATTATTTGATAAATTTTCAAATTCAACAGCAAATTGCGTGGTAAGAATATCCGATGGAGCAGTCATCCCATTCGACCTCGCCAACACAGACTACCAAGCCTACCTTGCTTGGATTGCAGAGGGCAACACACCAGAGCCAGCAGATGAGGTGAACAATGGCATTAACTAAAGTAGCTTCTTCGATGGTGGGTGACGGCAGTGGACAAGCGTTCAACCCGTCCGTGCCAATCTACGAAAACACCAAGGTGGTGACTGTCAGCTACACCATCACATCAGGGGCATGTGCCATGTCTGTCGGGCCGATCACATTGAATGCCGGTGTCACGGTTTCCATTCCAGCGGGATCACGCTGGGTTGTTCTTTAAAGGATTGAAATGGCAGCCATTACGTTAACAGGAGACACATCAGGGCAGGTAACAATTGCCGCCCCTGCTGTTGCGGGTACTACCACGATTACTGCGCCAGCGGTATCAGGGACTATGGTCGTATTACCAACAACACCAAGTATGGTTCGTTTAAATACTGATAATGGGAATGGCTCAACAAACACAGCTATTAGACGCTATACCACAACAGTAACAAATCAAGGCGGTGATATTACCTATGCCGATTCTGCAACTTTGGGGGCTTCATTTACCATCAATACATCAGGTATTTATGCGGTTAGTATGGGATTTGCTACTGGTACAGCAGGGGCGCAGTTTGGTGTTTCGCTAGATTCCACGCAATTGACAACAGCTTTTGCAAGCATTTCAATATCTAGTCAACTTTGCGAAGCTACTGTAGCCGCTTCTGGGTATGTATCAACTGCGGCAACAACTCTTTACTTGCCCAGTGGTTCTGTATTACGCCCCCATGCCCCAGTAAATGGCACTTCAGTCGGAAATAGTATGTTCACAATTGTGAGGGTTGCTTAACCATGTCAATACTTGTTTTAACTTCTGACACGCTGATTGGTACACCAGCCACAGGCAACATTGAATACAACGGGCAATTCTTTGGGACTGACAGCAATGCGTCTAGGGCGCAGTTGCAGAGGATTGTGAGAACAACTGCTGTCACATCCACTAGCGGGGCAACCATTGATTTCACAAGTCTGCCTGCGTGGTGTAAGAAAATCACAGTGATGTTTCAAGGCGTGAGTTTGAGCGCCACAGCAAATGTAATAGTAAGACTTGGTACTTCAGGTGGATTTGTTTCTTCTGGATATACGGCAGCGTTGGGGTTGATAACAAATACTAGCAACACAACCAGAGGAACTGCATACACAACATATTTCCCAGTTACATGGGTTGGTAGTGCCGCATATGTTGTATATGGTAATTTAACAATTACTAATTTGACAGGAAATACATGGACAGCCACAGGAAATTTTTACCAAGATCAAGGCGGTGGTAATTTCCATGTTATCAATGTTTCTGGGGCTATTGCTTTATCTGGCGTGTTGACACAACTCAGAATTACATCAGATGCTAGTGACACATTCGATGCAGGTAGCGTAAACATCATGTATGAAGGATAAAAAATGAGCACAGTAATCGATGGTTCAGCAAGCGTCACGATCAACTCAGGTGCGGTACTGGGGATTACCTCTGGCACTGCTGTTGCCTCTACATCAGGTGTAAGCGTTGACTTCAATAGCATCCCATCGTGGTGTAAGCGAATCACTGTGATGTTTAGTGGTGTGTCTACTAACGGAACAAGTTTACTTATCGTGCAACTTGGCTCAGGTAGTGTTACAACAACTGGTTATATTTCATCTGGCTCTACAAATGGTGGCACAAGCTCTAGCATTACAACAGGTTTGCTTGTTAATGGAAGGGGAACAGCAGCAGCATCCCGCATAGGTAGTTTAATTATTACTAACATTTCAGGAAACATTTGGGTAATGTTTGGCTCTACTGCGTCAAATGATACTAGCGTTGGTAATTATGATGTTTGGAGCATGGGCGGAAACATAACCCTTAGCGGAACTCTTGACCGAGTACGCATCACCACAGTTGGTTCACCACCTACAGACACATTCGACGCTGGAACAATCAACATCATGTATGAAGGATAAAAAATGACACACAGAATCGTAGTAAATGTAGAGACAGGCGTGACTTCAATCGTTGAGTACACACCTGAAGAACAAGCCATCCATGATGCGGCAGTAGCGGCACAGCAAGCAGAGGCTGAAGCACAGGCTCTTGCAGAGGCACAGGCGGCACAAGCTCAACAGATACCGGATAATCCCCCACAAGGAGAGTAAACAATGGCTCAGCAGAAATTTACGAATAACGCAGTAGCCACGCTATCTGCCTCAATCAACAGTACGGCAACCACTGTAACTGTTGCTTCTGGTCAGGGCGCTCTGTTCCCTACTCTGTCATCAGGTGACTACTTCTACGCCACCATCATTGACTCCAGCAACAACATTGAGATCATTAAAGTAACTGCCAGATCGACAGATTCTTTGACAGTTGTTCGCGCACAAGAGGGTACGACAGGTAGATCTTTTACCGGCGGTGACAATATTTCTTTGCGAGTTACTGCCGCTGGCTTGAATAACTTTGCCGGTCAGGACAAGGACAATACATTTTCCGGAACGAACACATTTTCTGGGGCAAATACATTTAGCAGTACGGTTACGATTTCTGGGACTCTAGCTGTTCCAACTCAAACATTTGGTGACAGCGATACATCTGCCGCATCTACTGCGTTCGTACAGGCGGCATTGGCGGCTTTGTATCCAGTAGGCTCTATCTACACAAATGCTTCTGTTAGCACTAACCCTGCGACATTGCTTGGTTTTGGCACATGGACTGCATTTGGTGCTGGTCGTGTCATGGTTGGTTTTGATTCAGGCAATGCACTGTTTGACACTGTTGAAGAAACTGGTGGTAGTGCAGATGCAATTACTGTTAGCCACACGCACACAGCAACATCGACTTCAACAGTTACCGACCCCGGACACTTTCACACAGCCGCTAGATTTAGTGGTGGTGGTAGCACTGGTGTTGGGTCAGTTGATAGTGATAACGCCTCTGTGACAAGCACCGCTACCACAGGCATCACTGTTGGCACAACAACAACAGTTAATTCAACTGGTTCAAGTGGCACAAATGCTAACTACCAACCGTACATTACTGTGTATATGTGGAAAAGGACTGCGTAATGGACGACTTAGAAAAAAACTTTGCAGTCCACGAGGCTATCTGTGCTCAAAGATACGAAGCCATCCAAAGATCTTTGGCCGACGGAGATAAACGCATGACAAAGATTGAGTATCTTTTGTATGCCGTGATTGTTGTAGTTCTGTTCGGGCCGGGTGTTGCCGCCGAGTTTGTAAAGAACCTCTTAGGGGTCTGAAATTGACCCGAT